TTACGGAATTAGGAGAGTTTTGTGATTCGTTTGGTAGCGAATTAATTAAACATGCTTCTAACAAAGCTATTGATGAAAATAAGCCGAAATGGAATTATATTAAGGCTATTTTGAAAGATTGGGAAAAACAAAAGGTAAAAACATTAGATGATGTTGCTGCAATAGATAGACGTTTTGAAATGAGTAAGCACGGGAAATTTAATAGATCAGGTAAGAATCATTCGAATAGAAAAGAAATGGTTCCAGATTGGTTACGTGAAGATGATGATGAACCAACCAAGAAGGAAATAGAAAAACAACACTCGCAATCTACTAATGATGAGCGCAAACGGTTAAATGAAGTGTTAAATCAATATAAATCATAGGAGTGATTTAAATGTTAGATATCTTTGCGGATGTAGGAGAATGGTGTGACATTTGCGGTGAAGGGATAAAACCATCGGAAGTGAGCGCTATGTACATTGAAGGCTGTGAAAAGATTCTTTGTAAAACCTGTAATGGTGACATGCAACAAAAAGTGAAAGTAATAGATTTTCGTGTATTAAAGGATGTTTTAACGCAATTAATAACTCAATTTGGACGTGAAAAAGTAAGACAGTTTCATTTAGCTGCAGCTGAAACATTCATAAAAGCAAACAACATTTCTTTAAATATAGAAAAACGGGGCGGAAAGTTTAACCAGGAGAAGTTAGGAGAATTTATTTTTCTTTCTACTCGAGAATTACTGACGTTAATTACATTTTTAAAAACAAAGATTGATAGTCATCTATGGATGAATGCTGTTATAGGAAACATCTTAGAACGGAAAATGACATTTACTCTTTCACCGTTAGAAGGTGCGTTGCGTGACTGAACAAATTACGATGGAGCATGACTTTATTTATGAACCACTAATAGATACTTATATGGTGGATATTGTTACGGAATCAGGATTCAAATTAGAATTCTGTGAAGCTGAAACAAAAGAAGAAGCAGCAAAGATAATTCGTGAAAAATATCGTAAGCATTATAGTTTTGAGATTCGTAGTATTGAAGTTTCTAATAGATCGTTAGAAGAAATTCAAAAACTTGACTAACAATTGAATAGGAGAAGATATTCATGATAAATATATATGATTATTATATAACTCCAGAAGAATATGTCATCGCAGAAAAGAATGGAATAAGACGAAAATCATTAGATTATAGAGTGCGAAGAGGATGTTGGGATAAAGAAAAAGCAATCACAATACCTACTCAAAAAGAACCGTCAGAATGGGCAACGATTAAAAATATTAGTTTAAAAAATGGAATAAGTAGACAAACATTTTCGGCTAGGAGAAAAAGGGGATGGAGTTTAACAGATGCAATAACAATCCCACCACTTACTAAGGATGAAATAATAGCGAGAGCAAAAAAGAAGAACCCTCAAAAGGCCCCGACTTTTACTGAAGAGCAGGTGAAACGAGCTAAAGAAAATGGGATAAGTTATTCAACTTTATATGATCGTGTGAAGCGATATAAATGGGATTTAGAAGAGGCGATTTCTACACCAATTTTATCAGCATCGCAGTGTGGAAGAATAGGAAAAGAGAGGTCTTATTGGTCCAAGATAGTTATACCATCAAGAGAACAAATGATGAAGCATAGAAAGTTAACTTATATAGCGAATTAGTTTGAATTCATAAATCTTTAATTACGAGGAGAGATAAAAAATGAATTTACAAATTGATGAAAAGAAAGTAACTGTTGGTCAATGGATTGTATGCGAATTGAGAGATAACAAAGTAATTACAGAAGTTAAACGGGTGATTAAAGATACATTTATCAAAAAAGTAGAGTTATGGGGATCCTGGGGATGCGAAGGTGCAATACATGGTGATTGGGGTTACAACCATGCAGATAAATGCAGATATGCAACAGTAGAAGAAATCGATGAAGAAAGTGTAAGACGTGTATTTGCCCAAAAGGGACGTAAGCCGAATGAGTATCGTTCTGGTGATATTGTAACGGATGATGTGTATGCATATCGTGTGTTACATGTCATAGAGGATAGAGTAACTGTAGAATTCATGAATTCAAATCAAACGTATGAAGTTGCAATAGAAAATTTAGAGATTCTATTCTTTGCTGAAGACATGGCAAGTTAAATCGTAGGTTTTATAGTTTGAATATTCTGTGTAAGGAGTGATGCAATGTTTTCATTATTCGTTGGAATCATATTTTTTATCATAATACTGTCGTTTTTATGGATTATGGCAGGGAGATTAGGAGTTTTTGAGTGTATTGGAAACGTAGTATTAAAAATTAAAAACATATTCAAGGAGGAAAAATAAAATGAATACAAAGAAAATCGTAGGTGCAGCAGTAGTAGGTTTTAGTCTTTTAACAGGTGGAATTTTAACAGCAATGAGCGTAAAGGTAATTGATCAAGGGCATGCAGGTGTTGTTTATAACAGAAGTACAGGAATTGAAAAAGAAACTTTAGGACAAGGATGGCACTTAGTTTCACCATTTAAGCGTGTAACAGCTTATCCTATTTCGACAGAAACGGTTAAAGTGGATAAATTCAGCGTACAGACCAAAGATGGTAAGCCATTAACAGTTAGTCTATCTTACGATTACATGAATGATGCAGAGAAGCTTCCTAAGATTTATAACAAGTTCAAAGGACAAGCTCCAGATGTGATTGAGAACGGTTGGTTACAGACTCGAATTAAGAAAGCAACATTAAGCGTTTTCTCTAACTATTCAGTTCTTGAGGTGTTCCAACATCAAGGAGAAATTAACGGTGCAATCGAAAAAGAGTTTAGAAAAATGGTAGATGCTACTGGATTCTTAGTAGATTCCGTTACACTAGAAGCCCCTAAACCAGATGCAAATACAGCGAAAGCAATTCAAGGTGTAGTAGATGCTCAACAAAATCTTGAGAAGGCAGAAATTGAGAAGAAACAAGCTACAATCAATGCAGAGAAAGCAATTGAGGAAGCAAGAGGGAAAGCTGAAGCGAATGAGATTATTAAGAAATCTTTAACTCCAGAAATCGTAGAAATTAAAAAAATTGAAAAATGGGATGGTAAGTTACCGCAAGTAAGTGGAGATGCCAATCCAATGGTTCAAGTCAAGTAAGTTAAATTCCTTGGACTTTCTGAGACGAGAGAGTCCAAGGGTATTATCAAATTTGAATTTTATAAGAAAAGGAGAATGCAAAATGCAGAAATGCAATTATGTTGAGTGTAAAAGTGATGCGACAACGAAGGGATTTGTATTAGCAAGAGATTCACAAGATAAAAAGCATCTCCCTACAGATGTGTTTGCATGCGATAAACATAAAAAATCTAAAAGTTTCTTTGAATATAAAGTTACAAAGGCATATGTAACAAAATAGTATTTGAGAAAGGAGTTATTATTATGGCTTACAGTGGGGATCATGGAGCTGCGTTTGAGAATCTAATTAATTTTTCGAATGATATGTACAAGAGAAAGAACATAGCATTAATTACAAAACGTGCTACACCTGTAGTTGTTACAAAGTTATTTAAAGATGGAAGAATTAAAGAAGGATATTTTGAAAAGAAATCAACTGTTGATTATGACGGAATATATAAAGGGCGAATGATTGCATTTGAAGCAAAAGCGACAACAAATAAGACAAGCTTTGCTTTACAAAATATATCACCACATCAAATTGAATATCTAGAACAAGCTGAAAATTTGGGAGTGATTTGTTTCTTCTTAATTGAGTTTAGTATAGAGCACTCCATTTTCTTAGTTCCATTTGAATTAATAAAAGAATACATTCATGCTGCGAAATTAGGTGGGCGAAAATCAATACCACGAGCAGCATTTAATGATAAGGCGTATCTTGTAAAACCAACTGATAGGGCGTTAGTAGATTACCTACACTATGTAGATAAGTTAGAGTGGATAGCGATATGAATATAAAAGCAGCTCGTATTGCAATTTTAGATTTACAAGAGAAACATTGTGTAGGTTGTGCTCATAGATGTAGTAGGGATGTAGCACATTGTTGGACAGAATGTGAAACAGGAATAAGAATAAATGAATTAGGTGTTTTGTTAGGTGGTCGTATTGGTACGGAACAGAAGAAACCAAGAACAACTAAAGAATGGAATGCAATTTGTAAGAAGGCAGTAACACTTAGGGATAAAGGAATGACATATGTGGAGATTGCAAAGAAATTTGGTATTACTACAGCCAACTTACATACCCAAATGAAAAAGCGAGGATTAAAATAATTAATTTCATATACCTTAATTGTGATATCAAAATAAGAGACACGTTTCGACATAAAAACGAACGTCAGAATTATATTAATTTGAAGTTATTTTCCTACCTTAATATAAATAGATGTACAAGTGTTGAAACGTCTTAGAAGCGAAAATAAACGTGTTTTACGAGATTTGTAGTTTTTATAGAAAGTAGGTGAATCATCATTTGTTTAACTGGCTGAAGGTATATAAAGAATTAGAACAGGACATTGCGTATCTAGATTACAACTTAGACAAAACAAAAGCTGAATTAAAACGCTGGGTCAGTGGTGATTTGCGAGAAGTGCGTTTAACTGCTGAATCGGAAGGTGCGAAGGTAGAAGAACGTATTGAAGCAATTGAATATGAATTAGCGCACAAAATGAATGATATGTATAAACTGAAAAAATTAATTAATACGTTCAAAGGATTGGAACATAGAATTGCATATCTCAAGTATGTGGAAGGCATGACATTGGAAAAGGTTGCTGAAGAACTTAACTACAGTCCACAGTATATTTATAACAAGCATGCTGCCATGCGCGAGAAGGTTGAGTACTCAAATAGAACTTAACATTTACTTAAGGTAAGGTATCATTATACAAACCATTGCAAATATGAATTATAGTAATAACATAAGAAATCGAGGAAAGGGCAACTGGTGCGAAGTGCATGGTTGCTTTTTTATATTTTTAAATTGAATATCAAGCATAAAAAGCATCCATTTGGGTGCTTTTTTTCTAGGAGGAGAAACAAGTGGAAACAGAAACAGTTAAAACAAGACATGATTTAGTCGGTCAAACGGGTTCCATTACACGTAACATTGAAATAATTGATGCGAAAGAAAATGAACATGGTGTGTCAGTACGTGTGAGTGATAATGTTGGCGAGGTATACTGGACTGATTTCGATGATGTGGAATTAGATTAAGGGAAGATACGTGTAAACGTGTTACGTTTGATAAGGAAGGTGAAACTAAAAATGATTATATACAAGAAGCGTATTGAATCCGTAGATGAACTACATAAGACTATGGAGGCACTGGATATATTGGGGAAAGAGTACATAGTTCAAAAGAAAATTGAGTATAAGACTGTACCAATTAATGAACACAAATATCCTGTAAATGTTTGGTTTATTGAAGAAGTTAATACATCTAAAGTTTTTTCTGATGATGAAATAGTTAAACTTGTTTGTAATGATTGTGGGACATCGTTTAGAGGAGAAAGAAAAAGATTGGAAGGGAGAAGTTGTATTTATTGTTTTAAACACAATACAACAATTGTTTCCTTAGATAGGAGTGAGTAATGTGAATGAAGGGAAAAAGTATTTTAATAAAGCTGAATGTTTAGTATGTGGTCATATGGATAAAGTTTATCATCCATCTAAAGAAGAATATCAAGAAGTAACAGTTTGTCCGAAATGTAATGGTGCTTTTGTAGATGTGTGGGGGATTAACAATTATAAACAACAATCAAATGATACAAAAAAGAATATTCAAGGATTAAAAATTGAATTGAATGTTGAAACAACTGAAGCATTAAAAGGAATTAAAGAAGTAACTGAAGCTGCTAATGAATGTGTGGCTGCGTTGGAGAAGTTGGAGAGATTAACCAATAAGTTTTCTGGTTTCCCTCAAACAAGGATTTCAGTTAATGCTAATTCAATTGCATGCCGTACTACTGTATCGGATTTAAAGTAGGGTTAAACCAATATCGATTATGGAGGAGAAGAAATGAGTCTCATATTTCATAATGGAGATTTGAATAAGTTGGCAAGAGATACTTCACATGACAGCATCATTTTAAAAGTTGGTGAACAAAAAATGGTATCTCTGAAAAGCAATGGAGATATTTTCGTTAAAGGTAAGCTTGTTGAGAATGATAAAGAGGTTGTAGATGGTTTAAGGGAGTTATTGAAGCTATCTAGGTAAAGATATAAGCATAAACGTGTTGCATTTGATAGCGGGGTGTGTGGATGGCTAAAGAATATGCAAAGAAGTTTTATAAGTCAACAGCATGGAAGAAATGTAGAGCTTCATATATAGCAACAACATTAGATGGGATATGTGAACACTGTAAAGATGAACCTGGTTATATCGTTGACCATATCACAGAGATAACACCAGATACTATAAACAATCCAGATATAACATTGAACCATGAGAACCTGCAATACTTATGCTTACAATGTCATAACACTAAGACGTTTAGTAGGTACAGTCCGATGAGGGAAGATGTAATGTTTAATGAGAATGGTGAATTAATTAGGAGGGGATATGAATGACATCGCGCAGTTATGAAGTTACTTTTAAGAATGGGAAATCAGAAGTAGTTGATGGGAAAGTATTTCTATTTAGTGAGAGTAATGCGGTAGTTCCAGTAGCAACTAATCTTAATGTATACAATGCTAACTTAGTACAGTCTATTAAAGAAGTTAAACAAGAGTCATGTATAGAAGAGCAGCATGAAGATGTAGCTTTAACGAAGATAGAGAAAGCTATTGCTCTTAGTATAATCTTTAATGCTATTGATAATAAGGAACTAGAAGGACATGTAAGTAAAGAAAAATTATCGGATGTACTTAAAGTATTTGAAGCGTTAAAAGAAGAGATAGATGCGGATAAAGAGTCAGAAGAAGAAAAAGAAGCTCATCTAAATATAATTAATAAACTAATAGATAATATATTAGCAGAAAAGAATCAGGAACAAAAAGAACCAAGCCCCCCCTTTCAAAAATAAACCAAGGGTCCCTAAGGGGACCGATAGGGGAGCTTCAAGTAACACACAGGTCATTTCTATAGGGGGTGTGGTCATGAAAGGAGTAGAATTTTATGAGCGATAATCTAGATATAGAAAAAGAAAAACGAATTAAGAGAGAGATGACACGATTAAACAGTTTATTGAGGAATTTAGATCCAAAGAAAAAAAGAGCTGTTTCTTCACTCATAAAAAATGCTGCTTTTATGGCTGTCACTTTAGAAGATTTACAAGAAGAAATTAATAAGAATGGTGTTACAGAACAATATCAAAATGGAGCGAATCAATATGGTATTAAGAAATCCTCAGCAGTAGAAGTATACAACACTATGATAAAAAACCATGTCCAGGTCATGAAGCAATTAACAGATTTGTTACCAAAAGAGCAACCTAAAGAAGAGGATGATGGGTTTGAAGACTTCGTGAATAGAAAATGAGTAAACAAGTAAAAAAGCAGTATCCGTTAACTTATAATCCAATCATTGAGTATTACAATCAAATCGAATCTGGAGAAGTAATTGTATCTAGTAAAGTTAGGCGGATATATAAAAAGCTTGTAGATGATGTGTATGATACGTCCTCTGTATTTGAATATGATGCTAATAAAGCGAATCACGTAATAGAATTCATTGAGAATTTTTGCAAACACTCAAAGGGTAAATGGGGCGGTAAGCCAATTGAATTAGAGGTTTGGCAAAAAGCATTTTTAGCAGCTTCATTTGGGTTTGTTCATAAGATTGATGGAACGAGAAAATATAGAGAAGTACTCCTAATTGTGGCTCGGAAAAATGGCAAGTCAACAATCGCTTCTGGGATTGGATTGTATTTACAAGTAGCAGATGGTGAACCAGGTGCAGAAATATATGCAGTGGCTACTAAATTAGACCAAGCTAAATTAGTTTGGTTAGATGCGAAAAGAATGGTTAAGAAATCACCAGTGTTATTAAAGCGAATTAAACCATTAGTACGTGAGTTAAACGCAGATTTTAATGACAGTACATTTAAACCATTGGGTAGTGATTCAGAAACACTTGATGGACTGAATGTTCATGGAGCAATGATGGATGAAATACATGCTTGGAAAGATAAGAATCTATATGACGTTATAGTGGATGGTACTTCTTCAAGGGAACAACCAATGATATTTATGATTACAACGGCTGGAACCATTCGTGAATCTGTTTATGATATGAAATATGAAGAAGCAGAGATGCTTTTAAATGGTTTGGATGATCCAGATGGCTATAAAGATGATCGTTTCTTGCCAATTATATATGAATTAGATAAAAGAGCCGAATGGACTGATAATACCAAATGGGCAAAAGCGAATCCTGGTTTAGGTACAATAAAAAAGACGGATCAACTTGAAACGAAAGTAAATAAAGCGAAAGCAAATTCGTTATTAGTTAAAAACTTATTAACAAAGGATTTTAATATTCGTGAAACAAGTACAGAAGCTTGGCTAACATTTGAACAATTAAATAATAAAGCTATCTTTGATATAGCAAAATTAAAGCCTTCTTATGGGATTGGTGGTTGTGATTTATCTTCAACAACCGATTTAACCGCAGCGAAGGTTATTTTTATGCTTCCAAACGATAAACATGTATATGTTTTACAAATGTATTGGCTTCCTGAGGATTTGCTTGAACAAAGAAGTAAAGAAGATAAAATCCCCTATAATTTATGGGAAGAACAAGAATTATTAAGAACGACACCAGGCAATTCAGTGCATTATAAATTTGTGACGGAATGGTTTTTAGAAATACGTGATGAATACGGCATTTATATTCCTTGGATTGGTTATGATAAATGGTCCGCAAAATATTGGGTGGAGGAAATGGAAGGCTACTTTGGTAAAGAAGCGATGATTCCAGTTGCCCAGGGTAAACAAACTCTTTCTAGTCCTATGAAATTATTAGGAGCAGATTTAGAATCTAAATTAGTAAATTATAACAATAACAGCATTGATAAGTGGTGTTTATCAAATACAGCCATTGATGTTGATAAAAACCTGAATATACAGCCGAACAAAACAAATAATCAACGTAGAAGGATTGACGGAACCGCAGCGCTTTTAAATGCATATGTGGTACTTCAAGAAAAACGTAATGATTACTTAAATATGATTTGAGGGAGGTGAGGAATTGGGGTTATTCAACAAGATATTCGGTAAGAAACAACCACCTACTACGACTCGTTTTGAAATGATAAACGATAATGGAGGGGGCTTTTTCTCGTGGAATGGAAATATCTATCAGAGTGATATTATCAGAGCGTGTATACGTCCAAAAGCGAAGGCTGTCGGTAAATTAGTGGCAAAACATATACGAGATAATACAAATGAATTTAAAGTAAATCCAGAGCCGTATATCAGATTTATTTTAGAAGAGCCAAATCCTTTAATGACAGGTCAAATATTTCAAGAGAAAATGACTATTCAATTAGAGTTGAACCATAACGCATTCGCTTATATTAAGCGTGATGAACTTGGGTTTCCAACTGAAATTTATCCGTTGCCATGTGTAACTGTAGAAGTTGTAGAAGGAGTTCAAGGTGATATTTTTTTAACTTTTTATTTTAAAAATGGTAAGAGAATGACAGTTCCATATGTAGATGTTATCCATCTTAGAAAAGATTTTAACGAAGATGATTTTTTTGGTGAACATCCAGGAAAAGCTTTATCTTCCTTAATGGATATTGTTACAACTACTGATCAAGGAATTGTGAAAGCAATTAAAAATAGTGCAGTGGTTAAATGGATATTAAAATTTAAATCAGTATTAAAACAAGAGGACATCGATGCACAAGTTCAAAACTTCAAAAAAAATTACTTGAGCATTGATAACGAAAACGGTGGAGCGGCTTCATCTGATCCGCGTTATGATTTAGAACAAGTTAAACCAGAAGCATTTGTTCCAGATTCTAAACAAATGCAAGAAACAACACAAAGGATTTATAACTTCTTCAATACAAACGAAAAAATTATTCAAAGTAAATACAATGAGGATGAATGGAATGCTTACTATGAATCCGAAATAGAGCCATTAGCAATGCAGCTTGCTGGAGAATTTACCAGGAAGTTTTTTTCACGTAGAGAACGTGGATTTGGTAACATAATCATTTTCGAAGCAGCAAGTCTTCAATATGCTTCTATGCAAACCAAAATGAACTTAGTTCAAATGGTTGATAGGGGAGCGATGACACCGAATGAATGGCGTTCTATTCTTTCTGTAGGTCCGATTGAGGGTGGAGACAAACCAATTCGAAGACTAGATACAGCGTTAGTTAAAGATGGGAATACGACTGTTAAAGGAGGTGGTGACAATGGACAAGACGGAAACAAGGGAAATAGTAACACAGAAGATTGAAATTAGAGAAGATGAGAATGGGAATCGGACACTTATAGGCTATGCAGTAAAGTGGGAGAAGAAATCTGTGGTCATGGGATATTACCGTAAGTTTCGTGAGCAATTTAAAAACGGAGCATTTACAGAAACATTGCAAAATGATGACCAACGTTTTTTGTGGTCACACGATACATCCAAAGTATTAGGTAGAACGAAAAATACTACTTTGCGTTTAAGTGAGGATGCTGTGGGTTTGCGCTTTGAATTAGATTTACCAGATACAACTCTAGGCAATGACACTTACAAATCTATTAAGCGTGGAGATGTAGATGGTGTTTCATTTGGATTTAGCATGATAAGTGAAGAAATCCAAGAACCAGATGATGATTTGATGCTACGAACTGTTACAAAAGCAAAACTACTAGAAGTTAGTGCAGTAGCTTTTCCGGCATACCCAGATTCAGAAGTAAGTGCCAGGGGATATGATCCGTATAAACATTTTACTGAAGAAAAAAAGCGCTCGGAAAAGCGCAAAAGACTATATTTACAAACATTATTATAAAAGGTGGATATTAACATGAATAAAGAGCAATTATTAAAACGCAAATCTGAAATTAGTGAACTATTAAGCGATGAAACTCGCTCTATTGATAACCTGGATGCGATTGAAACGGAATTACGAGATATTAATGATCAGTTGGCAGCAATTGAAAAACGTGAACAGCTTCTAAATGAGGCACGATCTATTAATGATGGTAATGCAGCAGGTGCTCATAAAATTGAGACTTTTAATACAGATCCATCGAAAGAGAAACGTGAGCTTGGTACAGATTCCCCTGAATATCGTAATGCTTTCATGGATTATGTATTGCGCGGGGCTGAAATTCCGGTTGAACTTCGTGCAAATGCAGTTACAAAAACAGGTGATGTGGGCTCTGTAATTCCTCAAACAGTATTAAACAAGATTGTTGAAAAACTTGAAGCAGTAGGAATGATTCTACCTTTAGTTACTCGTACAGCTATTAAAGGCGGTGTAACAGTACCAACTTCAGCAGTTAAACCAGTTGCAACGTGGGTTGCTGAAAGTTCTGGAAGTGATAAACAGAAGAAAACTACAGGAAGCATCACCTTCAATTATCATAAATTACGTTGCGCTGTAGCGGTTTCTCTTGAAACTGATACGATGTCTTTAGCGGTATTTGAAACAACATTAATTAATAACGTTGTGGAAGCTATGACAAAAGCGATTGAACAGGCGATTGTTAGCGGTGATGGATCTGGAAAGCCAAAAGGAATTCTAGCAGAAACTCCTGTCGAAGGACAAGCATTAGATGTTGCGAAAATCAATTACAAAACTTTAACAGATGCAGAAGCAGCGTTACCACTTGAGTATGAAGCAAGTGCAGTTTGGACAATGACTAAAAAGACATTTATGGAATTCTCAGCAATGACAGATACAAACGGTCAGCCAATTGCACGTACGAATTATGGGATTTCTGGTAAACCAGAACGTATTTTATTAGGACGTCCAGTTGTACTATGTAATTATATTGATAGCTTTGCAACAGCTACTGACGGAACAGCATTTGCTTTCTTATTTAATTACAAAGATTATGTTCTTAATACGAATTATCAAATGGGTGTTAAGAAATATGAAGACAACGAAACTGATGATCAGGTTACAAAAGCAATTATGATTGTGGACGGTAAAACGGTAGACAAAAACTCTTTAGTTGTCTTAAAAAAAGCTCCAGTAGCTTAATAGAGGAGTGATACAATGAATCATTTAGTCTTAAATGCTTTCATTGATAAAGAAACAAAAATCGGATATTCAAAAGGCGATATGTACGAGTCAACTGATTCGGGACGTATTGCCTTTTTAGTTGAAAAAAGATTTCTACAAGGAAATGCAGTGCCTTCTAAATTTCCTAAACATACTGGCGGTGGCTGGTATGAATTATCGAATGGTGAAAAAGTGCAAGGGAAAGATGAAGCAATATCGGCTGAAAAATCATTAAGAGGTGCATAACTATGATGTTAGTAGATGTTAAGAAAGCATTGCGTGTTTCTCATGATGCTCTTGATGATGAAATAACCGATTTAATAGAAGCAGCTCGACACGATTTAATGTTGTCGGGTGTTTCTTCTACAAAAGCAAATGATGATGCTGATTCGTTGATTAAACGAGCAATTAAGACATATTGCAAAGCAGAATTTATTTCAGAAGCAAAAGAAGCAGAACGTTTCCAACAATCTTATAACATGTTGAAAAATCATCTCACTTTAGCAGGTGATTACAAATGAACGATATTTTATTGTTTCCAGTTGTAACTACTACTAAAGATGAATTAGGACAAGTTGAAGTAGTGTTAGTGAGTTTTACAAGACAAGTATTTTGCGAGAAAAAAAGTGTTTCTCAAAGTGAGTTTTTCCAAGCTGGTCAAAATGGATTTAAGCCTAAATGTGTATTAATTGTTTACACATTGGATTATCAAGAAGAACAGAAAGTAAAGTATCGTGAAAAGGAATATAGTATTTATCGCACATATGAAAGAGACGATGAAAAGATAGAACTATATTGTGAGGTGAAGAAAGGTGGCTAATATTGACGATTTATCAAATGAAATTGCTAGAGAGTTACAAAGGTATACAAATGTGATAGAGGAAGATATGGAATCCGCAAAGGAAGTAGTAGCAAAGAATCTTGTGGATGAATTAAGACAAAAAAGTCCTAAGAAAACAGGTAAGTATAGTAAAGGCTGGCGTAAGAAAAAGGATGGTAATGCAGTTATTGTTCATAATGCTTTAAAGCCACAACTTACACACTTATTAGAGAAAGGTCATGCGAAGGCAAGTGGTGGACGTGTTCCAGCTCAAGTTCATATTGCTCCAGCTGAAGAACATGCGATTAATGACTTTGTTGAGCGTGTCGAAAGGGCGATCGGGCAATGACACTAGGTGAATTCAAAAAAATCCTTGATGCTACAGGTTATCCTGTGGCTTATTCGCATTTCACCGAAACGCCAGGTAATCCTGTGCCAACACCGCCTTATATTTGTTACTTTGTAGATGGTTCTCCTAATATGCCAGCTGATAACAAAGTCTATCACAAAATAAATGATGTAAATATAGAGCTTTATACAATTAAAAAGGATTTAGTTGCTGAAGCCAGACTAGAACAAGTCCTAGACGATCATGAGATTCCTTATGAGTCGTATGGGATTTTTATTGAAACTGAAAAACTATTTCAAAAAACATACGAAACGAGGTTGTTATAAATGAATGAAAACAAGGTAACATTCGGTTTGAAAAATGTACATTATGTGCCATTTGATAGTAAGGATTTCTTAGTTACATTCGGGACGCCAATTCCATTACCTGGTGGAGTCGAACTAACTTTTGAGCCACGCGGTGATTTAATTGAATTCTATGCAGATGACATGCTTTATTACGCGGCAAGTAATAACCAGGGTTACGATGGAACATTAAGTATTGCTACTATCCCAGAAAAATTTGCTATTGATGCACTTGGTGAGGAATTAGACGAAACAGATGGCGTATTAAATGAATTGGCAGATGCAAAAGGAAAACCATTCGCATTATTATTTGAGTTTGATGGTGATGTCAATGCAACCCGTCATGTTATGTATAACTGTTCAGCAAGTCGTCCAACAATTGCATCTAAAACAAAAACAAGTTCGGCTGAACCAAATACAAATGAACTGAAGTTTGTTTCTAGCCCAATTGTTTTAGCACCTGGTGGAAGACCAATGGTTAAAACGAAAACGACTGCTAAAACAACACAAGCAATTTATAACGACTGGTACAAAAAAGTATATGTAAAAACACCAGCAGCACCAAAAGGAGCGTAATTATAAATGGAAAAGACAATTACTATAGACGGTAAACAAGTTCGATTAAAAAGCACAGCGGCAACAGTTAAAAAGTACAAAGCACAATTTAGACGTGATTTATTTGCGGATATGTTTGGATTAGGAATCATTTCGCCAATCACACCTCAAGATGGTTCACAGCCTACTATTGATTTAGCAAATGCTGATTTAAGTAAAGTAGATTTTGAAGTTATTTATGATTTGGTTTGGTTATATGCAAAAACAGCAAACCCAGAAATCGCCGATCCAATCACATGGTTAGATGGATTTGATGAATTCCCTATTTCTGAAATTATTCCAGAGATCATGGATCTGATTCAAAGTACGATGGGAGCAAAAAAAAAATAAAGAAAAATAATGAAGAGCAAGGGACTTTCGGTGATGAAGAGTTAACAACCGATATGTTCCTTGCTCTTTGTTATAAAGCGAAATTATCACATGGTGATTTAGAAGAAATGACGATTGGTGATTGTTTTGACTATATTGCTGAATTCGCTGAAATGGAAAATCCAAAGAAAGAAAAAGCAAGAAAAGCAACTCAAAAAGACTTTAATGCTTTCTAAGGAAGAGGGGTGAAGGTATGGCAGGAGGAAGAATTAAAGGGATTACTATTTCTATTGACGGAGAAACTACAGGTCTTCAAAATGCTTTAAAAGATGTTAATAAACGTAGTAACGATTTAACAAAAGAATTGAAAGATGTTGAACGGTTGTTGAAATTCGATCCAGGTAACATTGAAGCATTAGCCCAAAAGCAACAGTTACTTACCCAACAAATTGATAATACAACACAAAAGTTAGATAAATTAAAGGCAGCGGAACAGCAAGTTCAAGAGCAATTTCAAAACGGGAAAATTTCAGAAGAACAGTATCGTTCGTTTAGGCGCGAAATTGAATTTACACAAGGGTCACTTGATGGGTTGAAAAATAAGTTTGGAAACATGAAAGCTGAGCAAGAAAGTGTAGCGAGCTCCACTAGGCAATTAGAAACCTTATTTAGTGCTACAGGAAAAAGTGTTGATGACTTTGCAGGAGCATTAGGTAATCGTCTTGTAAATGCAATTAAAAGTGGATCGGCTACAAGTCGTCAGTTAGAACAGGCAATTGGTCTTATTGGTCGTGAAGCTTTAGGAGCAGAAACAGATATTGAAAAATTACAACGTGCGCTTCGCTCTGTGGATGCAGGAAACTCCATACAACAAGTACGAAATGAGTTAAGAGATTTACAACAAGAAGCTACTCAAACCGAAAAAAAGTTTGAAGGATTACAAGTAGGGTTAGAAAATGTCATAGGTGGTATAGCAGCCGGTGGCGGTATTGCAAGTGCAGTTGAGCAAGCAATGGACATGTCTAAATTAAAAACAAAGATTGATATCACTTTTGATGTTCCGGAGTCTTCGAAAAAATCAGTAGAAGAAGCTGTAAGGGGCGTAACTACTTATGGTGTGGATGCAGAAGAAGCCTTAGAGGGTGTTCGAAAACAATGGGCATTGAATAAGAATGCTTCTGATGAAACAAATGCCGCTGTAGTTAAAGGAGCGGCAACTATCGCTTCAAGTTATGCAGGGATTGATTTTAACGAACTTATACAGGAAACGAACGAAATTGGTGCAACATTAGGAATTACCAATGAAGAGGCTTTAGGATTAGTTAATACCCTACTAAAAACAGGTTTTCCACCAGAACAATTAGATATTATTGCTGAATATGGTGACCAAATGGTTCAAGCTGGATTTACAGCTAAAGAAGTTCAAGGGATTATGTCAGCTGGTGTAGACACGAAAAGCTGGAATATAGACAACCTATTGGATGGCGTTAAAGAAGGCCGTATCAAAATGGCGGAGTTTGGTGCCGGTGTAGATAAATCTATGCAAGAGGTTTTAGATAAAACAAAGATTTCAGCCGATCAATTTGAAAAATGGGGACAAGCAATTGCTGGCGGTGGTGAAAATGGACAAAAAGCGATGCTTGAAGCAACCAAGGCTTTAGCTGGTGTTGAAAATGCGACAGACAGAAATGCGCTTGGCACGAAGATGTTCGGTACCCTTTGGGAAGACCAAGGAAAGAAAATTATCGATACGATTCTAAAGGCAGAAGGTAAGCAAGTTGATTTGAAAAAAGGAGTAGAAGATTTACATGGAGCAACTTCTAAAATAGATGCAAGTCCAGCTGTTAAATTTCAAAAAGCGATGGAAGATTTAAAGATGGCTCTTGAACCAGTTTTATTAGTGGTTGCAGATCTTGTTTCTAAATTTGCAGAATGGGTTTCTGACAATCCGGAATTAGCAGCAACATTAGCGGCTATCGCAGTAGCTATCGGGGTGATTTCTGGTGCGGTTATGGCACTTGCTCCTATCGTTATGGCGGTCATGGGTCTGTTTGGTATCGGGGCAGGAATAGCAGCCACGTTTGTTGCTGTTGTTCCTCTTATTATAGCCGCTATAGCAGCTATAGGAATTGCAATTTATAAAAATTGGGACGATATTCAAAAATGGACCATGGAGGTATGGAATTCAATTACAGAATTTCTAACAGGAATTTGGGACGGCATATCCCAATGGGCAACAGAAACATGGGAAAGTATTAGTGAATCTACCGCTTCTGTTTGGAATTCAATTAAAGAATTTTTAACAGAACTCTGGAATGGAATAGTGGAGTCCCTATCTGAAACATGGAATTCGATTGTTGAAACTACTACGGAAACATGGAATTCCATCGTGGAGTTTCTGACTGGAGTTTGGGATGGAGTAGTTGAGACGTTATCAGAAGTTTGGAATGGTATCAGCCAAACTACTTCCGAAGTGTGGACAGCGATTAGTGAGTTTTTCATTAGCACCTGGAATGGATTAGTTGCTTTTATCACACCGATTTTACAAGGAATAGCTGATTTCTTTGCAATGATTTGGAATGGCATTTCAACAGTGATTCAAACGGTATGGAATTTCATTACACAATACTTACAGGCGATTTGGACAGCTATTTTATACTTTGCTACTCCAATATTTGAATCGATAAAGAGTTTTATTGTTTCTGTATGGGATGCTATTAGTTTAGCTGCAACAACAGTGTGGAATGCTATAGTTGCTTTTCTTCAAGCTTGTTGGAATGGCATTGTTTCGATTGCGACAGCTGTCTTTGAAACACTTAGAAATTGGATTGTTTCTGTATGGGATGTTATTAGTTCCACCACGATGACGGTGTGGAATGCAGTGAAGAATTTCTTACAAGCATGCTGGAATGGATTAGTCGCTATCGTAACACCAATTTTTGATGCAATAAAAAACTGGATTGTGAATGCCTGGAATACGATTAGTTCCACTACTAGCGCTGTATGGAATACGATTAAAGGTTTCCTTTCTAGTTTATGGAATTCCATTGTTTCCACAGCAAGTTCTGTATTTAATAACATCAAAGAAGCTATTTCAACTGTATGGAATATGATTAGTAGTACAAGTAGTAGTATTTGGAATGGCATTAAATCAACACTCTCAAATATTTGGGAAGGTATAAAGTCAACTGCATCTTCTGTCTGGAACGGACTGAAAGATGCCATTATGACTCCTGTTCGTTGGGTAACAAGTGCTGTTAGTGGAGCTTTTGAGGGCATGAAATCAGCTGTATTAGGCGTTTGGGACGGTATTAAAAGCGGTATTAAAACAGCAATTAATGGAATTATTCGTATCATAAATAAATTTATAGATGGTTTTAACACACCAGCAGAATTATTAAATAATATACCAGGTGTTAGTGCTCCGACTATTCCGCATGTTCCAATGCTTGCTAAAGGCGGAAAGCCTGTAGGAGATGGCTCCTTTATTACTGGAGAAAAAGGACCTGAGATGTTCACGAAAAAAGGTAATTCGATTACAGTTACTCCCCTATCTTCAAAAGAGAGGTCGCTTGGTATCACTGGAACTATGAATCAATTAATGGGTGATATGAGTCGTATGATGGCTAGTTCTATGAGCCAATTATCGGGTTTAAAGTCTGTTATGAGTGGTGTGTATGGAAGTATGTCAAATAGCAAACAAGCTATGACAAACAGTGTATCAAATCAAGTATTTAATAACTCATTTGGATCATCTGGTGACGG